AAAAGCAGCTTAATGATATATGAGAAATGGGGAAACATGAAGTATAAGTATAGGAATAGACAGTTTTGGTGTAGAGGATACTATGTGAGTACGGTGGGGAAACAAGAGAAAGTGATAGAAAGATATATAGAAAACCAGTTAAAAGAAGATGCAATGAGTGAGGAATTAACATTGAATTTTGAAGACCCGTTTACGGGTAGCAAGAAGTAGGATGCAAGTGAACAGGCCGCAAGCGCGTAGACGCGCCGCTGGTAAGATAGGCCCTTGGGCCGCATAAGAAGAACCACCGGCTATGCCGGTGGGTTTCTCTTTGAGTAAAGGATTGTGGAGTGTTTTTGGAAATGCAATGAAAATGAGGCGCAGCTTGATAATGACAGACTCAACGATCTTAATAGAAAATGGCAGATCGGATAAGCTATGAGTGGATTTGCCCCGATAACCCGATAATGGGTATTCAGGGCTTTGGAATCTAAATAGAGAAATCCTAAAGATTAACTATAAAATTTACACAGATGCTGTCAACGGATATCTTTTATCTGATTTAACAAGTGAACAATTGTCCTGCAAATATGTAAGTGAAGCGGATGTGCTAAATGTTGTGTTGTTCAATAAACGTGCAAAATAGTGGCGTGAGGGAAATCCGGATCTGAAAGAAAAATGAGGGCTTGTGCAAATCTAAATGAGTTATTGGTCCTTGCGAATATGGAAAGCTGTAATGCAGTTTTAATTGGTAAAAAGATTGATTGGAAAGAGCGAATGGTCGTGCTTAGAAAATTGGCAAGAACCTAATTATTTTCTTTGGAGAATTTGAATACTGAAAGAATGAAAAAACTGAAGGTTTTGGATAATGAAAAGTAAGAATGATCAAAATATTCATGAAGCTGAGCTATAGAAAAAGCAGTACGGCAAATGTATCCATGCTAAGAACATTTTGTGGTTGCTGTTTATTTTTATCATGGTGTACAATATAGACAACTGCTGGATCAGCAGCTTAGAAAATATATAGAATGATTATTATCTGCCGCATAGGCAGCCTATTTTGGAAAGGTGGTTCGACTATTTTTATAAATCCATGTATAGAATTATTCACGCATTTAAAGAGGAAAAGAAAATAATGACGATTGAAAAAGTTCATGAACAGCGAATTAAGGAGAGGAGAAAAATGGAACATAACATAAATGATACAGATGACATTGTGGAAAAAATGAGATTACTGGTGGCTGATGGTACGATATGGCTGACACAAAAGGAAATAGCGGAGCTTTTTCAAACGACGAAACAAAGTATAGGCATGCATATCAGGTTCATCCTGAAGCATGGTGAATTGGATGAAAGAGTGGTGGTCAGCTATCGGCTGGCTGACCGAAAACAGGGGACGATGCAAGGGAAATTGCAAGTACGAAAGACAGCCCATTATAACTCAGACATGGTATTGGCGGTTGCGCGCCGTGTGTGCTCACCAAGGGGGAGGCAGTTCAGGAGGTATGACACAGCGGTATTAAAAGAGTATCTTGGCAGGAGATTCTGCCAAGGATAAATAACATTTGAGAGGTTGGGGCGGAACAATCCTTTGTAAGGAGTTATCCTGCTGTATCAGGGGAAATGCCAGAGTGATCTGCAGCCGGTATGGATTATGGTTCTGAAAAGGAGGATAATGAGTTTCAAAATAGCATAAGCTTCATGAGAAAATCATAGGTCTGTTGATTGGCAGACGGTCATTGCAGGATGTATTTGACGGAGGTTTCTGATGATAGAGGATATTGTCAAGTCGGATTTGAAAACGATTCTTCATTCTAAACGGGCGAATCTGTATTATCTTGAAGAATACAATTAATCTTTGATTATTACGATAAATACGTGCAATTAATACGGTTTCGTCAAAAATTCGTCAAAAAGAGTATGTGCAGAAAATGCACTTTTTTTAATTTATCCGAATAATCGTTGTATATCCTTTTTTGCTTTAATTCGCATATCTTCTGTATACGACACATAAGTATTAAGCACAGTCTCTACGGAATCACCGAGCAGAGCGGCCACCGTTTTTACATCGGTTCCTGCAGCGATCAATTTTGTTGCGTAAGTATGCCGAAGACAATGGATACCGCGACCCGTGTAGTTTCGAACAATGCGGGAGATACCGCAGCTACGTCGTCTTGTAAATAGCCGGCTGTCAAAATTTACCGGGTGGATCTGCAGGTATACAGCTATCTCGTCAGCAAGAGACTGCGGAATCGGAATGGTGCGATTGCTTCTGTGAGTTTTGCACGGCATGAATCCCGTTAAAACACTGGGAGATTCGGATTTGATTCTGCCCCATTGCTTATTGATCGTAATTTCAAGATTTTCGAGGTCTACGCAATCCCGTGTTAGCCCCAACATTTCTCCGACGCGTGTACCGGTTTTAGCGCAGATTGCGATTTGTAGATAGTTGGCAAACATCAGTTCTTTTTTCGTTCTTGCTAATAGTGTCTTTAATTCAAAATCGGTTAATACATTCAAACTATCCGCGGATCGAATGGTTATGCACTGCAGATCCTCGGCGGGATTGATCGCAATTATTTTATATGTCTTTTGTGCGGCGTGAAATAGCGTTTTTAAAACTATAATAGTTTTATTTTTCGTCGTGTCTTTTTGTGTGATATTGTTTAGTGCATGGCGCAGGTCGGCGAAAGTAACATCCGATATTTTCTTATCATAAAGCCCGTTCCGAAGAGATTTTATATCTGTTTTATAAGATACTTCGGTCCTGTACGCGAGGTGCCTGTCTGCCGCATATATGTCTATAAACTCACCGAGTGTCAGGCTTAACAAATCTCTGTCCGTGGTTACTCCGATCTTATCTATCAGCAGCTTTTTTGCCGTATCAGACATCGCCTCTGCGCGGGATGTAAATCCGCCTTTGCTTTTCTGTTTCCATTTGCCGTCTTGTTCATACGAGATGACCAGCTGCCAAGCCGGCTTGTTTTTCGTGCCGCGATTCCGGACTAAGAAATTATAGCGCATTATAAAATCAGCTCCTTTGTTTAAAATGGGCTGATTATGCTATAATTATAGAGTAATCAGCCCGAGGTGGGTTATTACATTCTCCCACTATCGTATTGCCGTACGATAGTGGGATTTTTATGTTATGCAGGAATGTATACGCGATCAGTATTGGAACCTAATACTACAATATGATGATCGATTATCTCTTGGATTAAATCCTTTTTCAGACCATGTGCCTCAATTCCAGCGTCATCTAATATCTTCTGTAACTCGGCTTTTTTCATTTTAGATAGCATAACTTCTTTAGTTGCATCTTTCAGAATACCGGTATCGACAAATTCTTTAATAAAATCAGTCTCTTTATAGTTCGTTAGGGGCGCACTATTAAATAACATATTAAATGAGATGCCGTTCTTGTATTGATTTGCAAGATAGATAACGGTTTTTCTGAAAGATTCCACATCATCCGCCCAGTCAGCGTTATAAATATTCGGAACGATCCCACGCTCAATAGCCCGCAGTAAAATTTGAGTACAGCCCTCCGCGTCGGATAAAGAATTGTGATGATCTAATTTAAGACCCAACGCCGCGCACACTGTAGATAATTTATAATTGTTTAAACCCGGGAAAGCAGATCGCGCGACTTCTACAGTGTCTATGTATAAAATGGGCTCATGCAAATTCAAAGAATAGACTTGATCACAGTGTTTTAAACAGCCGATATCAAATGGGGCATTGTGTGCTACGAGTACATATCCTCCGATAAAGTCGCACAAAGTAGATTTGTAATACTCTTCAAACGTGGGAGCTTCTTTTACGGTATCCCAAGTAATATGATGAATATGACTATTTGTAAACTGTTTTTCCGGCGGACGGATAAGCGAAGTTATTTTGTCTACAACTTGTCCATTTTCAACTTTCACAGCCGAAATGCTACAAATTGAAAAAGGCTGAGGGCTCGCGGTTTCCACGTCGATAGCAACAAAAGAATTTAAAGGATATTGATATGTGTGGTGACTGCTGATATCCATTCTCGCGAAGCCGTTGTATTCAGGTCGCCTAAACGGATCTAACGTGTGATCTACGCCCGCGCGTTCGCGTTCAACGGGTATACTAATCGATTTATCTTCGGACTTCTTTTTTCTAATAAAAGAAAAATACACCCACAACAAAATTAAAAATACTGCAACGGCCATTTCATACTCCTTTCCAAAAACTCATTTAATTTCTGATTGCCGTAGTACAGCTAACCCTAATACTTTTATGCTTTCGCAAGTATCTTCGGTAAAAAACATAGGTGCATATTTACTGTTAGCTGAAGCTAAAGACACCGTTTTGCCAGCCTTATAAAAACGTTTTAGACATACTTTTTCGTTATCTATTTCAACGCAAGCTATTTTACCGTTTGGCACTTCGGGCATCGATTTAATAAAAACTATGTCGCCGTCGTTGATGTTTGCGTCGATCATACTGTCGCCGCGGACGGTAATGCAGAAGTCGACGTCATATTTATTCTCTACGTCATAGTAAGGCGTATCTTGATTGAGATCCTCAAGCGGCTGCCCGGCGGCCGCGTATCCCAGCATGGGGACTTTTTTAAATTGCGGCCGGTGGGTGCCGGGCGGGAGATTTATAGATGATTCAGGTCCTTTTTGCTCAACACCTGTAAGCAACCAGCCTTCGTTTGCGTTTAACGCTTGTGCTATTTTTGTTAATTTCCTCTGCTTCGGTATGTAATCGCCTTTTAGATATCTGGATATAGAAGACTTATCTATTTTCGTAATATTGGATAAGTCTATAGGGCGCATATCTGCATTACTCAGCAAAGTCTTAAGCCTATCAGCGAATGTACCCATCGGAATCCTCCTTACGTAAACTTTTGATTTAATTATAATGTATTTGTTGCATAACTGCAACTAAAATTTACAATTTTGAAAAAAATAGTTGCATTAAGTAAACTTGTGTGGTATAGTTGAGAAAACACAACGAAAGGAGGCGAAAATATGAAATACGACTATCGTCGATTAAGGGGTTTGATAAAAACTCGATTTAATTCAGAGAGCGAGTTTGCAAAAGTCTTGGGTATGAACAGGTCTACACTTTCGCTTAAATTGTCGAATGAACGAGACTTCACAAGAGCGGATATTCAAAGGATTTCTAAGGAACTCCTTATTCCGCTCGACGAGGTGGGGGTATATTTTTTTACCCCTGAAGTTGAGAAAAAGCAACACTATACGCACTAAAGATAAAAAAGAAGTGAGGTGAAGAAGAAAATGGATAAAGAATTATTAGATTTCGGGCAGTATCTCGAATCGATGCTTAGCGAGACACAAATTAGGATACTTGCTATTTGCTTAACCAATTCAATCCCGGTCTGCTTCTACGGCATTGGCCTCGGGAAGTCCACTCTCGTGGAAATTCTACGCAATGCCAATTTTGAAGAGGTCTATGCGCCGGAAGACTGCGACAGCTGTAGCGATCAGCTGTCTGTCTTAGATAAACCAGGCGCCATAGCTCTGTGCATGAAAAAAGGATCTTTCGACAGACCATTACCGGAAAATCCTTTTTCAAAAAGTGTCATTTATGCAGTTCTCGCGGGCGTTTTAGCACATACACGTTGAACTCATAGTTTGACTCTTTGTCTAAATTTTTACCGCTCAAAGGAAAGAGGTGATCAAAATGGAAATCGCGCTGCTATCAAAAGAAGAAGCACGACGGCTGCTCAAAATTTCCCGGTCGACGTTTTGGCGGCTGGAAAAGAAAAGTATCATCCGGCCGGTGCAATCGCTTCTACCGACGCGGCGATACAGACTCGCCGATATTGAAAAACTGGTAATGAGATAAGGAGGACTCAACATGATTGACAAAATGATGAATTGGCTATGGTTGTTCGTGTTTATCACGATGATTATCGCAGTCGTGGAGAAGCTGTCATGCGTACGTTTTTAATCGCATTTACGGCAATTGTTCTCTTAGCCGGCTACGCAGTACAGCCACCGGAAAAGACGATGCCGTACAAAGTGACACTCCGGAATGGTGAGAGCGTCTGGGATGCCTGCGCGAAAGTGGCAAGCAGCAAAGACGACGTGCGCGAAGTAGTTTACAACACGATGAAAGAAAACCACATCAACGATCCCGGCAACGTTCAGCCGGGGACAGAGTTAGTTATTCGAGTAAAGGAGATGAAGTAAAGATGGCTTGTAGAGGAGACGTCGATACTGAAGATTTAGAAAAGATAGTCTCTATCGCACGCAGCGGAGAAAATATACTCTGCGGATATTTTAAAGATTTCGAAGGCTGCCTGTCTGATGAACAGAAAGAAAAGGTGACAGCTGCTATGGATTTCTTTGAAATGTTAGCGGATCACTTAGAAACTTTATCAGCCGCTGTCGAAGACATGAATTACAGAGAGGAGATGCATGAATGCGGAGAAGACTATTAACTATTTTATTCACCCTGTTAGCGCCCTTCGCGGCGCAAGCCGAATGGATTATTGCAGAGTGCAGCGCGTACACACCGTACGACAGCGGAGCGATCACCGCGACGGGCGAAACAGTCCATGTCGGAGGGGTCGCTTGTAATTGCCTTCCGTTCGGTACGGTCATCGTTATTGACGGCAAGGAATACGTAGTCAATGACCGCTGCGGGATAGACAATTGCATAGATATTTTCATGGAAAGCTACGAAGATGCTATCCAGTTCGGTAGGCAGTACAAGGAGGTTTATATAAAGAGATGAATCCGATCATGCAACCAATTATTAATAAATACACCATGCTATATGTGGCACATCCTTTTGGAGGAGACTTAGACAATATCGCGCGTGCTGAAATCCAGCTGTCCAAGCTACGAAAATTGCTGCCCCGGCATACCTTAGTATCGCCAATCCACAACTGGGGCTACCTGGATTATGAGATGACGGATCAGGTAGCGGCAATCAGCGACTGCGTAAGCCTGCTTCTCCGCTGTGATGCTCTCATATTGACGGGGCGTTGGGAAGAATCCGCAGGCTGCCGGGCAGAGTACATCGCCGCGAAAGTAAAAGGTTTACCAGTTTTCACTTTCAGCAACAACGACCTGCAACGCTTATAAAAGGAGGTTTATATAGAGATGAATTATAAAAAGATATATTCGCAGGCGATCAAAACCATTTTAGGCGGAAGAAAAGGGGTAGTTCTCGGGCAGTTTACAAAATCTGCAGACGGTAAGGACCTGCTCACATTTGATAATTACGGCTTGTTTTTCATACCGAAAGAGCTAAATGTCTTCGCGGAGCATGTCGGAACATCTTTATCCGCACACGCTGTGTGCAAGTTCATTCCGAAAAAAGATACAGTACTCACAAATTTGCGGCCGACAAGCACTGTTATCGGAAAAAGGCCGTGCGGGCGTGTGTTAGAAAAACCAGACGGCAGTGAATATCCGTATCTTCTCGATGACAGCTATTTCGGATATTTCGACCATGACGCGGAGATTAAAGTAGATCTGACTGCAAAAACGTCGGTATTCTATATTTTCGAAAATGACAAGTTGGTATGCGTTGTCGCACCGATACGCAGAAAGAAATGAAAGGTGGTGGTGTAAATTGATTGCTGGTACAAGTAAAAACCGCTCAACTGCTGGAACAGTTAAGCGGCAAAAACAAACACTTACTAATTTATTATAGCACAAATGAAGGAGACAGAAAAATGATTAGAATCGAAATTGATGCAGAGAACGTAATCGAATTGAAAGAACAGTTGAAAGGACTCTTAAACGAGCCGGTTAAAAGCACGGTAACAGTTACACCGGAAAACGTTACGCTTACCGCACCACAGGTCAAAGAAGCCAAAGCACCGAAGGCGAAGAAAGCAGAGCCCGTAAAAGAAGAACCGCCGAAAGCGGCAGCTGCAGATGAATTGATGGAAGACCAGAAAACCGAGCTGAGGGCACTCTGTGCGGAGTACACACATAAAGTTTCCGACGGCAAAGAACGGATTAAACAGTTCTTGAAAGACAAAGGACTTGCTAAAGTAACTGAACTCAAACCTGCTGATTTACCTGAATTTAAGGCTTTGGTGCAAATCTGATGGCACACGCGATATTAAGCGCATCGGCCAGTTCCCGGTGGCTGCATTGCACGCCATCGGCAAGGCTGGAACGGAAGTTTCCGGACACGTCGAGTCCGTATGCGGAAGAGGGCACACAGGCACACGCTTACGCCGAACGCTTTCTGAACCTGTTCTTAGAGACCGGTAAGACTGCCGTTGTGATAAAAGACAACGCAGAAATGCAGGAGGCTGTACAGATCTACGTCAACATCTGCGTTGAGAAAATCAACGAAGCGAGAACTGCTTCTCCGGATGCGCAGATTAAAGTAGAACAGCGACTGGACTTCTCGCGCTGGGTGCCGGAAGGTTTCGGCACAGGCGATATGGTGATGGTGTCAGATAAGTACTTTGAAGTCGTTGATCTCAAGTACGGCAAGGGTGTCCCGGTCTCCGCTGTCAACAACAGCCAGATGCGGCTGTACGCACTCGGGATGTATGAGGCCTTCGGGTATCTGTACGGTGCCGATGAAGTCAGAATGACGATTGTGCAGCCACGGCTTGACGGCGTTTCGACTGAAACCATCTCGGTTGATGACTTGCTTGCGTGGGGTGAAAAAGTCAAAAAGAAAGCAAAAATCGCTTTTGCTGGTAAAGGTGAGTTCTGTGCAGGCAACCACTGCCGATTCTGTAAAGCAAGGAACACCTGCAGGGCACACGCGGAATACGAATTAAAAAACGTTAAAGAAGATCTGCAGACAGCGGAACTGGAAGACTTTGAAATTTCAGACATCTTGCTTCGTGCCAAAGGTATCAAAACGTGGCTTGACGGTCTGGAATCATATGCGCTTGGAAAAGCCCTTGACGGCTACGACTGGCCGGGAATGAAACTTGTCGAAGGCCGAAGCAATCGGAAGATAACGGATGACACCATTGCGGCGAACAATCTTTTGAACGCAGGTTTCGGAGCTGTCGAGATCTACAAGCCGCAGGCACTACGGTCGATTACCGACTTGGAAAAACTCTGCGGAAAGAAAATGTTCAGTGAGCTGATGTCCGGAGTGATTGAGAAACCGCCGGGCAAACCGACGCTGGTCTCTGCAGATGACAAGCGGCAGGCATTAGAAATAACAAATATCAAAAACGATTTTGACGAAAGTCTTTTATAAAGAATAGGAGAAAACACAATGAAAAGCATTAAATTTGTAACCGGATTAGTCAGACTGTCTTACGCGAATATCTGGGCGCCGAAAGAAGATCTTAGCGGCCGTATGCGTTACTCGGCAAGCCTGCTTATCAAGAAAAGCGACACAAAGACGATCTCACGTCTGAAAGCGAAAATCAAAGAGCTTATTAACGACGAAGAAGCTAAAAAGATCCTCGGCACGCGTGGCAAAGATATCGATCTGCCTCTTCGTGACGGTGACACCGAACGCGAGGGCGACGCTAACTATGCCGGACACTATTTCTTAAATGCGAAAGCGACAGAAGATTACCCGCCGAAGATCCTCGGCCCGGACGGTGAAGAAACCTTTGATAAATCAGAAGTGTATAGTGGGTGCTACTGTCAAGCCGTTCTGTATCTCTTTGCATACAATCAGGGTGGCCACCGCGGCGTAGGAGTCAGCTTAAGCGGTCTGAAGAAAATCAAAGACGGTACACCGCTGTCCGGCAGCAGTGTTTCCGCAGGGGACTTCGATGATGATCTCTTAGGCGCTGACGCCAAAGATGACGATAATGATGATATTTTTTAAGGAGTAGGAATTATGGCTACACTGGCAATTGATTTAGAGACGTACAGTGACAACGACATCAAGTACGGAGTCTATAAATATGTAGACTCGCCGAACTTTGAAATCTTGTTGCTCGGATACAGTTTCGATGACGGGCCGGTGCAGGTAATAGATCTTACTAAAGAGGAGATGCCTGTGCGGATTGCACAGGCTCTTTTCGATAGCAGCATCACAAAGACGGCGTTCAACGCGAACTTTGAAATTACCTGCTTCAAAAAGCTGTATCCGGAGTTGCCCGCGGAGCAGTGGGCGTGTACAAGCGTACTGGCGCTGTACAATTCACTGCCGACAAAACTTGCGGATGTAGCTGCCGTGCTGCACCTCGGCGCGGATAAACAGAAAGACACGCGAGGCAAGGCGTTAATCAACTACTTTTCTAAGCCGTGCAAGCCGACCAAAGCAAACGGCGGCAGAACAAGAAATTTACCGGAACACAATCCGGAAGCATGGGCGCAATACATCGAGTATAACCGGCAGGACGTCGTTGTCGAAAAGGCCATACGGCAGAAATTACTGTCACTTAAGCCTCCGAAGCTGGAACACAAATACTGGCTCATGGATCAGGAGATTAACAGCTGCGGTGCCCGGGTCAACATAAAACTTGTCGAAAACGCTATCCGCATAAACAAAGAACACAAAGCGAAATTGCTGGCAAAAGCAAAGGAGCTTACCGGACTTGAAAATCCGAACAGCCCACTGCAGCTTACCGCATGGATAGAAAACCGGCTTGGTGAGACCGTCGAATCCCTCGATAAAAAAGCGATTGCGGAACTCTTGAAAAAAGACATTCCGGATGATGTGCGCGTTATGCTTCGGCTGCGTCAGCTGCTCGGCAAGACATCAATCAAGAAGTACGAAGCGATGTGGAAAGCGATGACGTCAGACGGCCGCGTGCACGGCATGTTCCAGTTCTACGGTGCGATGCGCACTGGGCGCTGGGCAGGACGTATCGTACAGCTGCACAATCTGCCGCGAAACAGTATGAATGCGCAGGAGCTTGATACCGCCCGTGCTTTTGTCAAAAACGGCGATTTAGAAATGCTGGAACTCTGTTATGACAATGTACCGGATACTCTATCGCAGCTTGTCCGGACGGCAATTACCGCAAAGCCCGGCTGCCGATTTATCGTTGACGACTTCTCGGCCATTGAGGCTCGTGTCATTGCGTGGCTTGCCGGCGAGAAGTGGCGGCAGGACGTCTTTGCCGAAGGCGGTGACATCTATTGCGCTTCCGCCTCGGCCATGTTCGGCGTTCCCGTCGTCAAACACGGCGAAAATGGACACCTGCGGCAAAAAGGCAAGATTGCCGAACTGGCGCTTGGTTACGGCGGCTCCGTCGGCGCGCTAAAACAAATGGGCGCCGATAAGATGGGGCTTTCCGATGATGAGCTGCAAGACATTGTGACGAAATGGCGCGCTGCATCACCTGCGATTACTAAATTCTGGTGGGATGTAGACAACGCAGCTAAAAAAGCAATCAAGACAGGCAGTACGGTCAAAATCAAGCAAGGACATCTCGCTTTCTGCCGAAAGCAAGGGGCGCTATTTATCGAGTTGCCATCGGGCAGGCATTTAGTCTATATCAAGCCGGAAATTGGAGAGAACCATTTCGGCGGGGAATCTATCTTATACCGCGGCATTGAACAGGGCAGCCGGAAGTGGGGCAAGTTGGAGACCTACGGCGGCAAGCTTGTCGAAAACATCGTGCAGGCTGTTGCCCGTGACTGCTTAGCGGCGGCTATGCTGCGGCTCACGGAAGCGGGATACAAAATCATTATGCACATACACGACGAAGTCGTGATAGAAGTACCGGACGGCGACGGAAGCCTTGCCGAAGTTACAGAGATTATGTCGAAAAACGAGCCGTGGGAAGCCGGTCTGATCAAAACGGCAGACGGCTTTGAAGGTCAGTATTACATGAAAGATTGAGGTACTAAAAATGAACAAAATGCAAATGGAACAGCAAATCAAAATCGCAAAGGAAGGAATTGAAGTACTTGATAAATGGACAGAAATGCTTGACGCCGAAGCACTGGAAGAAAAGCGTGAACAGATAGAAAAAGCAAAAGCTTATTGTGAAGACTGCTTAGATGCTTCGCAAACACTTATTGAAGCTATTGAAGCAACAGAACCAAAGAAAGAAGAAGTAAAGAAAGATGAACCGAAGAAAGAAGAAAAACCGAAGCGTAGACGAGCTCCGGCTAAAAAGAAAGAAGAACCTGTTGTCGAACCTTGCCCGCCGGCTGCTGCGGCAGATGATTTAGACGATTTATTCTGAGGCGGATTATGAGAATCATCAGTCAATACAAAAATAATCGGTTATTCGAAGTCGTGCGCGTGTTTTACAACAGCCGGAGGTCGTATAAATGGAAAGAAAGTCTACAGGTGCACACCGCCTGCGGGCACTCTTTTCACTGCTTGTGGAAATTCCACGGCGGCTTAGGGGCACCCGTCGACGAAGGCTCGGGCTACTACTGCCCGAAATGCGGAAAAAGGCTATACAGACGTGACTCTGACTGCCCGTGGATTGAAGTACCCGAATCCGGACAGACGATCGTACCTTACAGCATCAGCTTAGAAGCCCGGGAATATAAAAACTGTTTAGACGTATACGCCGAAACACTGAACGTTGATGTTAAATCACCGATTGATGTATCGACACACGTCATAAAAAAATATACGCTGCGCTTCGATTTCAAAATCCGTGAAGTCTTGTACCTACAGCACGGTGCGTTTAAACGAGTAGATCACGGCAACGCAATATGGCCGTTAAACAAAACGGTAAACGATACTACGCGATTCTGCATGAAAGATACTGTTTTTCACTATCTAAACGCGGAAAGCAGTATTCGATATGCGGAACGGAAAAAGCTTGATTCGTTTTTTAAAGATGTAGTTGACTGCTTCAATCGCAAGCTGTCCGAAGCCGTCGGCTACAAAATCAAATCTGCGTACACACCGACAAGTACACAAGATTATCGCGGCGCTTTCGACTACTGCTTCTCAAATCTTGTTTGGCGCCTGAAATATCCGGACGCAAGAAACCTGACAACAGAAGAGATTCGCGCGTGTCCTTATGCAGATGACCCCATCGTAAAACTCGTAGAGAACACCGAAAAACCGTATCTGCAAACTGTACGCGAGATTTACCGATTCCCGGATATGCCCGGGCTGAACGTAAGACTTGCTAAATGTCCGATTCATTTTTTACGTATTCTCCGGTCCGCATGGCTCGTTTTTCACGAGATCGATAACAAGTACAAGCTTATAGATAAAATGCTCGTACAGTTAAAGTGCAGCATCGGCTTCTATCAAAGCACCGAAAGTTATCTTCAATCTCTTCGGATAATCAGGCATACCCGGGGAGAAGCCGCAGCAGTTAAATTGCTGGAACGTGAGGATGCCGGTAATTTACGAGACTGCGCACATATGTGGAGTCTTCTGACTCCGCAGAACAAGCGGAAGTTTATCCGGGCAAAAATCCGCAGCCGGGATATTCACGACTACCTTACGCGCTTAGTAGACAGGCAGCAGCACGAGAACGTTCGTATCAAGTACAAGTCTCTGCGGGATTTCCCGTTGACGGGCAAAGTTGATGATTTAATCTTCAGCCTGCCGCCGGATACCGAACAGTTAGCAAATTTAGGACGCGCTATGCACAACTGCGTCGGCACCTACCGCGACCGTGTTTTATCTGACAAAGTACGCATTATTGCCGCTTTCAAAAACAGAAAGCCTGTCATCTGTATCGAGATCAGAAATGGTGCGGTGGCACAGGCAAAACTGGTCAATAATCAACCCGTCCGAGAGGATGCAGAACTCAACCGGGCACTGCTGGCGTGGGCGAAGTCAAGGAAATTAACAATAGAAACAAATGATGTCCAGACAGAAAGAGAGGTGACCGGCGTTGCAGCTGCAGTGTGATATTGAGTTCACGATAGCGACAGCGCCACAGCGCTTCGCTAAAAAATGGAAACACACGAAAACGACATGGTCACATCTGCTTGAAAGGCTGTCTAAACCGACTGTGACAGGTGAAACCGTCGCAGAGTACAAAGCAATGAAGAAATCGGACAGAGACAATCGCAAAGACATCGGAGGCTTCGTCTGCGGATATCTCAAGAACGGCCAGCGGCTCAAGCAGAACGTCGAGTACCGGCAGATTGTTTGTCTGGACGCCGACAGTCCCGATGACGACTTCCTGACTGATCTGGATATCGGAATAGGCAATGTGGCATGGGGGCTGTACACAACGCGCAGCCACACTGCTGCTGCCCCGCGCTACCGCGTGCTTATCCCACTTGACAGGCCCGTAACGGCCGATGAGTACAAAGCTATTGCAAGGCTTTTAGCAAAGGACATCAGCATCGAAGCGATGGACTCTACGACATACGAGCCAGAACGGCTGATGTACTGGCCGAGTACACCGCAGGACGGGGAGTTCATCTTCAGACACAATGACGGGCCGATTCTTAATGTCAATGACACGCTGGGCAGGTATGAAGACTGGCGTGATACGTCGCTGTGGCCGACTTCGAAAAAAGAAGCAAGTATCACGGTATCAGCAGCAAAAAAGCAAGGGGACCCGCTGACTAAGCCGGGGCTTATCGGCGCGTTCTGCAGGGCGCACACGATCGAAGACGCTATAGAGACATTTCTGGGCGATGAGTACACCGCCTGTGCGGTAGAAGGGCGGTACACGTACACGAAAGGCAGCACAAGCGCCGGGCTTGTTGTGTACGATGACAAGTTCGCTTATTCGCACCATTCGACAGACCCTGCCGGCGGAAAGCTCTGTAACGCTTTTGATTTGGTTAGGCTTCACAAGTTCGGAGCACTTGATGCAGATGCCGCCGAAGGTACTCCTGTAGTTAAAATGCCGTCTTATGTCGCAATGGTGAAACTGGCGGGAGAAGACGAGGCGACACGACGCATCATCGGCGCAGAGCAGGCAGAAGATATCAAGAAGAGTTTCAAAGAGTCCGGATTCAGCGCCGATGATGCTGATATGGACTGGATGAGTGAGCTGACAAGAGGATCCGGGAAGAATGCACCGATACTTCCGGTAGCGGGGAATTTTATTGCTATTCTTGAGAACGATCCACAACTCCAGGGCACTTTCGGACTTGACCTATTCTCCCGGAGGCTTATTGTCAAAAATGATCTGCCGTGGCGGAAAAAAGGTATCGACAACATCTGGCGGGATACTGATGACGCCGGTCTGCGTAACTATTTAGCAAAATATTACGATCTGGCCGCAAGGCAGGTCATCGATGACGCATTAGTAGAAGTCATGTACAAGTACAAAACGCACCCGGTGCGAAACTATCTGAAAAACCTAAAATGGGATGGAGTCAGACGCGCAGAAACGCTGTTTATTGACTTTTTAGGCGCCGATGACTCGCAGTACGTAAAAGATGTCACGCGGACGTGGCTTAAGGCCGCCGTGGCGCGTATAGAGCGCCCGGGGGTCAAATACGACTCGTGCATAGTGCTTAGCGGGCCGCAGGGTATCGGTAAAAGTACAATTTTAAGCAGGCTGGGTGGAAAGTGGTTTAACGACAGCATTGTCAGTTTTCAAGGCAAGGAAGCGATGGAACAGCTGCAAGGAAGCTGGATTATTGAGTTGTCCGAAATGCAGGCATCTAAAAAAGCGGATAACGACATGATCAAGGCTTTTCTCTCCCGGCAGACGGACAAGTTCCGGGCGCCTTACGGGCGACGTACAGAAGAATATCCGCGGCAGTGCGTGTTCGCGGCTACTACGAACGACAGCATCTTTCTCAAAGACCGTACCGGCGGGCGTCGTTTTCTACCCGTCTTCTGCTTGGGTGGCGGCAAACGTCCGCTATCCGATTTAACAGATGATTTCATTGATCAGGTGTGGGCAGAGGTCAAGCGGCTATACGAAGCAGATCAAAAACTGTATTTACCTGCCGATTCTGCGAAGACCGCAAGAGAGCTGCAGGAAGCACATACAGAGGGCGGAGAGAAGCTCGGGCTGGTTTTAGAGTATCTGAAGATACCGTTACCCGCGAATTGGGGCGATATGGATATTTACGACCGACGGGACTATCTCAAGCACCACGGCGAAGAAGGTTATCCGGAAGGAACGGTGGCGAGAAACCGTGTGTGCGCGCTGGAAATTTGGTGTGAGGTTTTTGACGGGACGCGGCAAGGCTTCAGAAATGCTGACGCCCGCGAAATGAACGGTATTTTACAGCAGCTGAAAGGGTGGCAAGCCGCAAAATCTACGACGCGCATCGGTAATTTATACGGAACTCAGAGATTTTTCAAACGCATAAAGGAGTCAAAAAATGTGTAAACAAAGTAGGAAAAATGTAAACAGTTTTTGATATATCGAATTTTACTTGTAAACGGTTGTAAACGGTTGTAAACGGATTTTAACACAGTTTGTTTACTGGTTTTAAGCAGACAGGGAGCTGAAAAATGGGTATTTGTAAACAGTGTAAACAATTATTCTATATAGAGTTACAGAATATGCAATTTATAGAGAATAGAAATACCTGTAAACTCTATAATCTCTATAATCCGTAGGGGTCCTCGCGCGTGCGCGCGTGGCGCGCGAAATAAAGATTTATATTCTTATATATAGGCGAAAAAAGTCTTTGTATATTTATGAGGTAAAAATGAAAGAATATGCAGTAGAAAAACATCTGATACGAAAAGCGCAGGCTCGCGGCGGGGCGTGTCTTAAGTTTACGAGTCCCGGAACTGCAGGCGTGCCGGACAGGATTGTCATTCTTCCCGGCGGGAAAATCGGATTTGCAGAGCTGAAAGCGCCGGGGAAGAAGCCGAGACGGCTGCAGAGAAATGTTCTCCGCAGGTTGTATTGGCTGGGCTGCAGAGTGTGCGTGATTGATAATCCGAAATCTGCGGATGGTTTTATCCGGAGGCTGGCAAAATGAAGTATATACCGCACAAGTATCAAGAAGCTGTGATTGAACATATCTTGAAAAATCAAGGTACTGGCGTTTATCTCGGGATGGGCCTCGGCAAAACTTCGACGACTCTATCAGCTATCTTTCAAGCGATGTTTGATGAGATGTCGATTAATAAGGTCTTGATTGTAGCGCCGAAGAAAGTAGCTGAAGCCACATGGCAAGACGAGGCGTCAAAGTGGGATTGTTTTAAAAACCTGACATTTTCAACAGTCTTAGGGACGCAGGCACAGAGAGTACAAGCACTGGCAAGAAAAGCGGATGTTTACATCATTAACCGCGAGAACGTCGTGTGGCTGCTTGAACACATGAAATATAAACCGGATTTCGACATGCTTGTCATTGACGAGAGTACAAGTTTCAAAGACGCAAGCACGAAACGGTGGAAAGCACTACGTAAAGTCAGGACGTGCTTCAAAAAGATCGTTTTGCTGACAGGCACACCGCGGCCAAATGGATTAATGGATCTGTGGGCGCAGCTGTACCTGCTTGACGGCGGTAAGCGTCTTGGCCGGACGTTGACAGAATACCGGAACAATTATTTTGTGCCGGATAAGCAGAACGGCCCGGTGGTTTACAGCTACCGGATACGAAGCCCGGACGCTGAAAAAGAAATCTATGACAAGATATCGGACATCTGCATCAGCTTGAAAGCCGAAGATTATCGTCTGATGCCGGATAAACTTCCGCCGGTGACTGTTCCGGTGGTGCTTGATGAAAAATCGAAGAAAGCATACCGGGAACTTGAGCGGGAGTACGTCACAGAGTTACACGGTGAGGAGATAACAGCTTTATCGGCAGCGGCGGTCAGTAATAAATTGCTGCAGCTGGCAAATGGAGCTGTGTACGACGGCGATAAAAAAGTTATACCGGTTCATGACGCGAAAATCACAGCGCTAAAAGAAATCATAGAAGCAAATGACGGAAATCCAATTTTAGTCTTTTACAATTTCAAACACGACAAAGACCGGATTAAAGAAGCGTTCCCGGACGCACAAGAATTGCAAAATTCAGCTGATATAAGAGCATGGAATGACGGAAAGGTAAAACTACTCATAGCGCACCCGGCAAGTGCGGGATACGGCCTTAATTTGCAAGCAGGTGGACACATTATCGTGTGGTTTGGTTTGACATGGAGCTTAGAACAGTATCAGCAGGCAAACGCAAGACTTGAACGACAAGGACAGAAAGAGCCGGTTATCATACACCATTTAGTCGCGAAAGGCACGGTAGATGAATTGGTTATGCAGGTGCTGAAACGAAAAGAAAACGGGCAGGAAGCCATGATGAACGCGGTTAAATTATTAGTCGAAAGGGATGGTGAAAGATGATTGATATGGTAAATAGACCGGCACATTACAATAAGGGTCGGGTAGAATGCATTGACGCAATCGAAGTGGCGACAAGTGATTTAAGCGGTATCGAAGCTGTGTGTACAGCGAATGCGATTAAGTATCTGTGGCGTTGGAAACAAAAGAACGGAACAGAAGACTTGAAGAAAGCACGATGGTATATTGAGCATCTGTTAGAAAGGGTGGACGAGAAATGACAGAGATTTTGATTTTCGTAATTGGCGCGTGGATTGGCGCTATCGTTGGTGTCGTAACAGTAGCGTTGTGCGTAGCGGCAAGCAGGAGGATGAGAAGAAATGACGGTTAAAGAGTTTTTGCGATCAGTCAGAGAGCAGGACCGCTTGTTACGTGCGTATGAGCAGGAATTAGAAGATCTAAGGCGCAGAGCGTATAACATCTCAAGTCCGAAACTTGGCGATAAGATACAGTCAAATCATTTAGCTACTCTTGATGAGATTGTTGACAAACTGGACTCACAGATCGAGAAGGTAAATGCCGCATGGGATGAACTGATTGATAAGAGAGAGCAGGCCAAAGCATTGATTGACAGCGTGGATGATAAGAGCGTTAGGTGCGTGCTGTATCTGTACTACATCTTAGGGCAAACATGGGAGCAGATAGCCGTGGATATGGGATACGCTATACGGCATGTGTATAGATTGCACGGAACAGGATTACAATTTTTAGAAAAGATGTCACTAAATGTCATTAAATGTCACCATGACGTGTGATATTATGGTAAAGGGAAATTTAAGGATGAACCTCCTTTCCGCAAAAAGCACATGTCACTCCCCGGCATGTGCTTTTTGTTTACCTTTTTAATATTTCAATCGGTGAACAATGGGGGTATGTTTCGGAATTTCACGGCTTAGGACCGCAATTCGGCGGGTCCTTTTTAATTTTTCTCAACAGATGTATTTTAATAGACGGGTGTATATCAAATGACAAACACGGCACGAAACAGGGCAATCAAAAAACTAAATAACTACATCTGGACACTGCAGCATAGGTGCGACACGATTAACAAAGTTAATGAAAATCTCATTATGCAGTATTGCCGGTTTACTGTTTTAGCCGAAGAAATATCTCAGGAATTAACTGCTAACTTAGACAAAATGGATGCGGCTAACGTTGAGGCGCATTTGCGGCGGTATGAACAGTTTAACAAAACGGCACTGGGGATTTATAAAGCATTGAAGTTTGACAAAATAAAGGATGAAGAGGCCGACAACGGAAATCCTTTTACGCGCATGCTGACTGAAGCACAGAGTGATGGCGATTTTTAAACGCTGCAATACGTGTCATCAGCTCTACGACGGGTACAGATGCCCTGTGTGTACACGCAAATTTGCTAAAAAATATCAAACTGAGAACACAGCAAAAAAAGTATATGCATCCCGTTTATGGCAGAAATGCCGCAAAAACGTGCGTATAAAATACATGGATTATGATATTTGGCTGCTTGGAATTGGCGTTTTACAGCGGTTAGATAATCCGATCATTCATCACATCAAAGAGCGGGATGAAAGACCGGATTTGCTGTTTGCTTTAGACAATCTGATTACCGTTTCCGAAAAAAGTCATGGAGAAATACACGCATTGTATAGAGCTGGCGGGGTGAAAAAAGAGTATGCACTACACAGGATAGCCGACGGCATAGCAGAATTTGAAAAGAGGTTTGGCGATGGTTGAAGATGAAATTAAGCTGCTGAAAGTACCGGCAGAACTTAACGAATTTATTGGAGACTATTACAAAGCTCTGGTAAAACGGGCAGATAATGAACTGGTAGGAGAGTCGGAATATCGGTGTTTTAAGCGGTTTCTGGATCTGTACAATTCGGGAAAATACAAATTCGCATTTAACGCAATGCGCAGGATGTTCCAGTTTATAAATTTACTGATTTATGTAGACGAAGACGGTAAAGCTAAACGCTTGAGTCTGTACCCTGTTCAAAAGTTTATTATGTGCGGGATCTTCGGGCTGAGATATCCTGATGGCCGGTACTTGGTTAATACGGCGAAACTGTATATGGCGCGCCGTAACGGGAAAAGCTTTCTATTGTCTGCAGTACTACATTATCTAATGGGAATGAGCAAATTCCGGAATGAACTGATTGTACTCGCGTCATGCAAAGGGCAGAATGCGACTATCTGTTTTAAAGAATTTTGTAAATTTATTGATAATGATCGCCGCTTGAAGGAGGTTTTTGACAACGTAAACAAGACGGCGTGCTGGGCAAAGCACAAGAACACCGGGAACTATTTAGAAATGTTCCGGACAGGGGGAAGTGCGAAGAACTCATTGGATGGTTACACGAACAAAGTAGCCGTTATCGATGAAGAAATGCTCTGTGATGAGATCATCACTAAAACAATTCAAGACGGGCAGGCGCATTTTAAAGATGCGTTACTTGTCGCGATGTCTACAGCGCAGTTTGAAATCGGTGGAGACAATCATAAAAGCTGGTTGACTTTGAGAAAGATGTTGTATGAAGATCTTTTGCCAGATAATGTTTTCTTGTTTTTAGCAGAGCCCGACGCGGCGGATATTCAGAGTAAAGACTATGCGAATATCAAGTTGTGGGGTAAAGCAAATCCGGTACTGTTGTTTGAACAAGACGGGTTTACCATTAAAGACCATATCCGAAAAAAATATCTGCAGAAAGCTAAAGAGGCGGTAGCGAAGAAAGGGTTTACGCTGCAGTCGTTTGTGACGAAACAGTGTAACACTTGGTACTCGGCCGAAGATAAACAGGTTTGTACATACGATCAATTGATAGCTTGCGGAACAGATACTACTTTTGAAGACCTGATACAAGCAGGGTATAAAGACTGGTACTTAGGAATTGACGCTTCACAAACAGTCGATTTAACATCGGTGGATTGGCTAACGTACTACGGAGTAGACCAGACGGGGGCAATGGTGGATAAAGATGCTCCCGCGGCCGGGTATAGATTGTTTATACACAGCGTATCATGGATGCCCGAAAAGAAATTGCAGGATCACGTAACGTCAGATAAGTTTTGTTATCGAGATTACCTTGATACGGAACTTTTTTTATGTTCCGGCGCAGGCGGTGAGAATATTGACACGGTACAGGTTTTTGAATACATAGACAAAACTCGGACAGATCACGACTTGCACTACGTAACGATAGCAGCCGATCCCTACAATATCGCCGGGATACAAGACCGGTTGTCTGAGATATGCGATACATTCATATTGCAAAACCAGAGTCCGAAAGCGCTAAGTCAGTATATCGAAGCGTTGTCGCAGCACTTTAAAGACGGGGTTATTGCCTACGCTAAAGGGCGTGAAGATATATTTCTAAAAGCCGTTACGAACTCTTTATTAGTGCGGAACAGTACCGGATTTTATTCTATCGAAAAAATTACTCTTCGCGCAGACAGCAATATTCGAATAGACCCGCTGGACGCGGCGCTGACGGGATTTATTGCGTGCTACATTGATTTCAACCGGCGTACTCCGTCTGGCGATGAGCTGGTAGACGACTGGTTTGACATGATGAAAGGCAGGTGAGTACATGATTACACCGGAAGAATTAAAGGAGTATCTGCGTATCCCGTATGACGATGACGACGCTTTTATCCGGCGGATTATAGATACCGGTTATGGATACTTGGAAGATGCAATTGATGATTACAAAGCGCTGTACAAAGCAAATGAACGATTTCGCAATAAAGCCGATTTATGGGTAATGACCCAGTGGAGCCCGCAGATGTACGATCAGCGGGAAGGCATGTCAAGTATTGCCGATGCAGGTTTGAACTACGGAGCACGGGCGATGCTTACACAATTACAATTTTATCGATTGGAGGAAAAATAACATGGATTTGAAAATCAACGGAGCTATTAAAGCTGCGGAAGAAGTAGTTAAGTCATTAAATGAGGCTACGGAGGATGTTACGTTGGTGATTAACTCTCCCGGGGGCAGTGTGCTCGAGGGGCTGCAGGTGGTTAACGCGATCAGGAATTGCAAGCAGAAAGTAACGGCTAAAGTAGAAGTTATGGCGTGTTCTATGGGCGGGGTTATTGCGTTGGCATGTAATCAGCTGATTATGCATAAAGACGACCTGCTCATGCTGCACAATTGCATGTCTTACGCAGAGGGCAATAAAGAAGAGATGGCGAATGTAATTGAGTCTATGAAAGCTATCGATGCCGTTTTGCATAGTATCGTGATGGAGCACGCTAAAGATAAAACATTGGACGCCAGGATTGATAACGGCGAAGTGTGGCTTACCGGAGAGCAGGCAGTAGAGATGTTTGACCACGTGGTTATTGAAGACGCTGCTAAAAAGCCCGATATGGTAGCTATAGCGGGTTTTGCGGGGGTAATACACAAATTACAGGATCTTGAAGCTGAAAAAAGAGAAGCCGAACGCAAAGCAAATTACAAAGTTCCCGAAGACTTGCAGGCTCTGCTTGACTCGGCAGATAAACTGGAGTAACAGCCATGCTGGATAAATTTAAAGCTTTTTTCCGTGGTGGTGTATACGAAAACACGAAAAAGAATTTCTATCCTATCGGCACGGGGCGCCGTGTCGTAGTTGACGCTGCAGGAGATGTCATCTTTGCTACCTGCGTTGAGATTCTTGCTAAAAATATTGGACAGATCCAATGGGGGTTATACGACCCGGGCGGGAATACTCCTGTGATTTTCGGTCCGCTATATGATCGGGCGCTTAATGTAGAGCCGTACGACGGTATAAATGCGTATGAATTTTGGCGGTGGATAGAAGTACAGCGAAATACTTACGGAAACGCCTATGCATACATTCAGTGCGGCAAATCGGGCGTAGTAGAAAAGTTGATTCCGCTGAATGCTTTTAATGTTAGGGCGTACTGGGATAACGCAGACATACTGCAAGGGCAACGGAAAATGGTATACGAGTACTATGATTCGCAATCCGGGCATAAATTTACGATTTTACCTGAAGAAATTTTGCATTTTAAAGCTTTTAGCGCTAATGGGCTTGTCGGCAGACGGGCTATCGACGTGCTGATGAATGAGCTAAAAGGGTCAGCGGAATCGGAAAGCGCGATGCGCAGTGCCGTGATGAACGGCTTTTCCGGGACAATTGTGCTGTCATATACATCTGATTTGAGCGCGTCAAAGCAAAAAGAACTGCAAAATCAAGTTCGAGAGCTCCTGTCGGACAGCAATAATACAATATTGCCGTTGCCGGCGGGAATGGCGGCGACGAATATCTCGAACGCGATTAAAGATTACTACGAATCTTTACAGCAGACTTCTGCACAAAAGATTTCGTCATTCTTCGGCATACCACTTGCGATGCTTAACGTAGGCGGCGGAGCAGGGATGGCTACGTTTTCGACAAATCAGATGGCGCAGTTCTTTAATCAAACGATGATTCCGATTATTACGCAGTATGCAGCAGAGTTTCGGCTCAAGCTGCTTGATAGGGCAGACCAAACGAAAGGATATCGATTCCTTAGTGCTGGTGATGTCTTTGATACATTGGACGCTCAGAGTAAAGCAAGCGTTCTCGCGGCTTACACTGGAGCGGGAATATTGACACCTAATGAGGCCAGACGGTCTCTGAGATATCCGGCGATAGACGCACCCGGAGCAGATATGCTCACACAGCGCGGAGGGACCGGGGCTTTAGGAGACAGCGGCGGCGACGAAGGTGGAAATCCCAGAAGAAAGGAGGGAGGGTAATGATTTTTGATAATTTCGAAAGCATAGAAATCAGCGGAAAGACGTATCACTTAAAGCTGACTAACAAAGGCACATATGAAGCTGAAACAAAGTTACGGCACGAGTCCTTGATGAAATTTTTACAGTCAGTTAAAGAGCAGGCGGCTCCGCTGCACGATGTATTTGTGCTGTTTACTCAAGCTCTTATTGACGGCAACGACGGTATGACACGTGAAGACGCGGAGAGCTTGTATTATGAAGCGATACCGCAGTATTCACCGGCAGTGCTGATGGCTTACGCGTTATCGGCACTGATTAAATCAGGCACGGTAGCCGATCCAAAAAAAGTCGAGGCGGCATTGCCGAAGCCGGAACAGATGAGAGAGCTGATGAAAAAAGCAGGCAAAGCGTAAGACCGACGGGATACCGAACGTTTCGGGATATGCTGGAAGTGCTCGAGGTTATTGCACTCGGTGAGCTCAATCTGACCCCGGAGCAATTCGGGAAGTACACCGTTTCGGAAATCGACGCCATGTTTGACGGGTATTTGCGGCGTTACGATGCACTGGAAGATTTAATGATCATTAACTGTGCGCTGCCAACATACAGAGGCGCCTACGGTCGAAAAGCGCCGACGTATAAGAAATTGACGAAACATCGGCAAAAACGAAACGGACCTGTTCCGAAAATGGATGAGAAAGAAGAAGCTTACTGGCGCAGTATTTTATAAGAAAGAGGTGGTTAAATGCTGAAAAGCATAACAATGAAGCGCGATATTGAAGCGCTGAAAGATGAAATCAAGGCTTTTATCGAAAAGAAAGAAGCCGTACCCGCAGAAAAGCAGAAAGAGTTGGAAGATAAGATTACTGCTTACAAGGAACAAAAAGCACTGGAAGCTGAAGCAAAAAAGAAAAGTTATTTAAAAGGAGAAAACAAGATGGACAAAAAAAGATTTAATGCAGCACTTAAAAATTTCTTGCTGGGACGCGCAGTGACCGATACTGAATATGCAACATATTTTGAAGACAAAGCGGCCGGTCAGAATGGCGCGGTTGCAGCAGACGGGGGTGTCCTCGTTCCCGAAGAACTGCTGTCTCTGCGGGAAAATAACGGAGTCGGCGTGGATCTTCGTGCTATCACGACCGCTATCCCGGTAACGACTCGCGCGGGGACGGTACCGTGTATCGATTATGGGCAGGATGTCGAACTGACAGATTTCGAAGAAAATACCGAGATTGTACAGAAGAAAGGTGTATTCACCAGCGTTAAGTATACACTGGCGTCTAAAGGCGCTATTATTCCGGTATCTCGTGAATTACTGCTGGATGCTAACTCTGACGTACTGGCAATTATCGGAAAGCTTTTCAATCGAGTGTACGGTACCACTGTAAATAAGGACATCTGTGCTAAAGTACTTGCCGCGGCAAAAGAAACTAAGATCGCTGCTATGGATACCGTGGTCACTGTCGATGCGGTTAAAAAAGCTATAATTGAGCTTCCGCTGGATGCCGGATCCGGAGCTACAGTTGTCATGAATCAGGCTACGTGGGCGGGCCTTGCACTTGCGAAGGATAAGCAGGACAGATACCTGCTTTCCCGCGACGCTAACAATGCGGCGGTAAAAGAGATCGAGGGTCGTCCGATTATTGTTGTAGAAGGAAGCAATCTTGCGGATAATACTATTCTTGTCGGCGATTTCTCCGCTCTGTATCATATTGCGTATCCGTCTCTCGAAGTCGCATCTTCTGAAGAAGCAGGATTTACTAAAAACTCCGTTCTGGTCCGCGCGGTGTGCCGCTTCACGGATATCTCTGTTTACGACAAAGCCTTTGTAAAGCTTACTAAGACGCCGTAAGGGGTGCTTTGTGTTTAAGCGAAACCCGGGCCGGTTTTGTCATCGGATTACGCTGCTTAAGCCATCCGCACCGGTCCGTGACGAACTGGGCGGCTTAAGCGAAACTACGTACGTTCCGGCGGTTACGTTGTCTGCTATGTGCGAACAGCGTAACCAGAGCCGGCAGCAGATCGTAGGTGATTACGTCACTGTGGATACCCGGTATTTTGTCATTCGAGATGTCCGGGGTATGAGTGCAGTAAAAGGGCTGGATACATCGTGGAGACTGTCATATAGGGATTTTATCTATCTCATTAATGACATATTGCTGCTTGACGAAAGCAGGCCGTATTTCCTGCAGATTACGGCGACGGCCATTAACAGCGGAGGTGGCTTGATATGAAGTATAAATCTCCGTTTTATCCAGTAACGAAAGCGTTTTATGCGGTGACAAAAGACAGTCCGATAGGTTTGGATTGGTTTGACAGCGCGGTGCCGATTACTGAAGTAGAGGAGTATTTCAAGAAGCAGAAAGAGTTTGCTTACGGCATTCTAGGCGCCAGTGACGCGGATTGTACGGCTACGGCGCCGGGTATGGCGTCTTGGAATATGTCGCTGCAGCTGGAGGTCTACAGTAACTACAAAGGCCGTAAAGTTATTGCGGAGAAGCTTGAAGCGCTGCTGAACTATCTAAGCGGCGACGCAGGCTGGAGTGCCCTGCAAAAAGAGCTTTATACGGACGGATACCAGCTTATCAGTATCAAAGTAGGCTCCCTGCGGACGAATCTACCGGTATATGGCGACACTGGCGTGTGGCAAAACGGCGGCACTACTCTTATTTTTAGAATTGATCAAATAGCATGAGGTGAAAAATGGCTGTAACTATCGCAAAAGAAAAATACCCCGCATTTACCGGGGAAGTCGGTGTTTCCGGCAAACGAATTATTTTGTACATCAACTACGGTACGGGAGCGTCCGAAGCAAGTCCGAAATGGATTAAATTGGGCGGACTGACGTCAAATACGCACTCCGTGTCTGCCGAGGTCAAAACGGCGCAGACGAAAGATACCGGTTATTGGGCTGACGGCGTTGTGACTTCAAAGACTCACGAGCTGGACGCAGAAGTTGTTATGCGTCGGGACAATGAGGCTCAAAAGGTCATCGAAGAGTTCTTGTACGATGACGCAATTACCGCCGAAAAAGGCGCTCTGCAGTTTGCCATCGTTGACTTGGATACTAAAGAATACATTGTCGGTAAGTACGTACCTACGTCTTGGGAAAAGACGGCAGACGGAGAAGACGTCGTGTCTTACTCACTGAAAGCGACAGGGGTAGGCGCTCCGGTTAAGAAAACAGGTTTTGTAGAGCCCGCGGTTACACCCGGGCATTAATTTAAAAGGGTAGAGCGGTTTGCTGAGTAAACCGCTCTATTATTTTTATCATGACGCTTGAAGAACTGCAGGAAAAAATAGAAGACTATACTCGAAAAGGGTTTATTACGGATGTTGCCGCGGCGTGTAAGCACGCAAAGTATGCAACAACGGATTATATAAAAAGAACGCATCCGAAAACTGCTTTTTCCGGTAAAAATCTTATAACCGCGCCAGATGGTACGTCGGAGATTATTCCGAGCCACTATGCTGTCGAAGTTGATAACGTAACGGCTACCATTTATGCTAATTATTTCGCGCGGTGGTACAATACCGGGGCGCATGGCGGATACATCCGGGGAAGAGGCCCGAGGCAGGGCATGAAAGCTACCAAATATCCAGCTCGAGGGGATTATTTTGGTCGGAATAAAGCAGCCATAGAGACTTATTTTGCAAGTCAAGTAGATGCGTATTTAGAGACGCATATTAAATTATAAATTTGAAATCAACAGTGCCTTAACCGGCGCTTTTTAAATAAAAGGAAGTGCTTGAATGGCAGACGCGAAGATCGTTATAAAGACAGCTACTGACGAAGAAGGGCTGAAAAGATTAAAAGCGGCGTTCGCAGAAGGCTCGCAGAAAGCAGCAGAACTCAAACAGCAACTCAAAGATCTAAATAAGACGACTCGCAACGGCACAAAAGCGACGACTGAACAGAGGCAAGCATTAAAAGATCTCAGGATGGCGCTGCACAGTCAAAAAGAAGCGAACGCTGCATACTCGCGTGCTATTAAAGATACTACAAAAAGTATAGAAGCCGCCAGTCAGAAGTCGAAAGAGGCTGCGGGGGGATTTAAGCAATTACTTTCGTCGTTCCGCGGCGGGTCTACAGCGACTACAGCATTCTCTGTCGCGCTCGGCAACGCATTAGTTAGTGCGCTATCAGCGGTTGTCGATATAGCGAAAGACGCGGCCACGCATATAGTAAGTGTCGGCTTGGCTGCGCAGCAAACGACGGCGCAGCTGGGCGCTATAAAAAATAACATAAACAGCGGAAAAGAGACATATCGCATATTTAATGATCTCGAGCGCGACCTGAATTACGACTCAGCGGCTGTACAAGAGATGGGCATACAGCTCCTCGCAATGGGCTATACGGCACAAGAGTCGGCGGATATGATCCGTCTATGTGCTGATGCGGCCGCGGGGCTCGGTAAGAAGCAAGAAGGCGCAGAAATGCTTGTTACTACACTTGCGCGCATTAAAGCTACCGGGGACGCCAGCAGCAGGCAGATCATAGCCCTGCAGATGGCAGGTATCAATCTGGATAACGTCTTCGGGTCGCTGGGTATGACTGGCGAAGAAGCAATGAAGGCGCTGGATGATGGAACGCTGGATGCGCAGGACGCTATTCAAGCATTAACCGACTACTTACACCAGTTCGATGGATCGATGGCTAAATCTAAGCAGAATATCATTGACCAATGGGGTGATGTCACTGGAAATATTAACGCGGCATGCGGCGAAATCGGGGCGGCTATACTCGATGCATTTCAGCAGTCTGGGATAGTGCAAGAGCTCATCGATATTACACAAGATCTGGTAGATTTTATTCGAGGGGACGGTCTTGGAGTCTTCACGCTTTTAGGCAATGTGGCCGGCGTTATTTTATGGGGGATTGACGCCGTATTGGCAGTAATAAAAACGTCGATAGAAGCCATTTATGTCATTATATATAATCTTGCGATGGGCTTTAGCGAAGTCGGTAAAGAAATCGTTGATTCTATGCAACCGGTCATCGATGTACTCAAAGAAATTTATGATTTTGCAGCCGAGGTATTGCGAATATTAGGCAGGATCGCCAGTGCGGCAGCATCTGGTATCCATCGTCAGTATAAAATAGCTGCTGCGGGCGGCGTTAATAACGACGAAGAGGAAGCAGCATTGGCTAATGCGACGCACGGATTAGTGCGTGAGTCGCAGAGATTTAATTCCGCGGGCAGCTTGGCTAAAAGGTCAGGCGGCGGAGGAGGCTCCCACAGCGGTGGCGGATCAGCTGTAAAAAAGCTGACTGAAGAAGAAAAAGCTGTGGAAGCGCTGATTAAAAAATACGCTGACGCGGATAAACAGAAATGGGCACTGGCTAAATCGGCGGTAGAACTTGCTCAGGTCAGTGTCAAGATGATGACTAAAGAAGAGCAGAAGACAGAAGGTCTGCAAGTAACTCTGCAAGGGCTCAAAAATGCGCATGATCAGTTAGTTGAGGGGTACACAAACGAGCTCAAGCTCGCGCAGAAAATTACCGACGCATCTACGCGCGACAAAACGATTAAAGCTATTAACGATCAGATAGACGCGGAAAACAGTTTATACGCGGCTAAAGTAAGAGCGGCGCAGTTCGATTTGGCGTTAAAAAATAACGAAGAAAATACGAAAAATCTGGTAGACAGAATACTCGGTGATCCCGATAGTACGAAGTATAAAATAGATCAGCTTAAGAAAACGTTGCAAGAAAACTTGAAAGATCTTGATACAGTCGTCTCTAATCCGGACGAAGCGGATGCTTTAACCGGAGTAGCTAAGCTCTTACAGATGACCCCTGATGCACTGGCAGAAGAGCTAACAGCAAAAGGAGAGACGCTGCAGTCGTTTGTAGATCAGTACAAAGCGGCTTTAGCAGAAGCTGCCGACGCCGAAATACAACAGCTGACTACAGCGCAGCAGTGGCACGATAAAATTGTTGGTTATATGAACGATGTCGGTAAAAGTATGGGCAGTGCTATGTCGGATTTCATTACGGGAGCAAAGTCGGGAAAGGAAGCGCTGGCTGATTTTGCTAAGAACATTATTAACACTGCGGTATCGATACTGGCTGAATGGCTCGGCGTGTTTGCGATTTATTCTGCATTCCCGACGTTGGCGAGCGGCATGACACCTGCAGATATGGCCAATAAAACGGTATTTGGTATTACGAAGAAAGCGGCAGGCGGATACATTACCGGCCCGGGTACCGGTACTAGCGACTCTATTCCGGCTATGCTGTCCAAAGGTGAATACGTTATCCGATCTGCCGCGGTAGACCGCATAGGTGTTGGGGCATTAAACGCTATTAATGCCGGAGCCACTCCGGAATTTTCGAATGGTGGCGGAGTAGATGATAATGCAGGAGGCGATGTAAATCTGTCTGTATCAGCTATGGATGCGAGGTCTTTCATGGACTTTTTAAATCGCGGAGGACTCAAGCAAATTAAGCAGGCGCTGCATGAAAACAATCGCAATTTTGCAGTAAATAGCGGGGTGTGGTAAATGATTTTAAAAAAGTTTCCGGATATACGAAAAGCGGCATGGAACTCTTCTAAAAAAGAAACCTGGAACACAACAGTAAAGAAAACGGGCTCCGGACGCAGGCGGGCTATGACGAACCAGCTGTATCCAGACTGGACAATCAGTGTACAGTTTAAGCGGCTGACAGATGACGAATCGCGTAAAATATTAGGCTTTTGTGCGCTGCAGAAAGGGGCGCTTCTTCCGTTTCTTTGGTTAGATCCGAAGGATTATCAGGTAAAGGGCGTACAACTTCCGATGATTTCCCCCGGTAAATATCAAGCAGTTATGCAAGTCGGGGAGTACGTAGAGCCAGCTGCGCATATTGAAAATGTCACTGTTTATCGCAACGGCGCAAAAGTGCTGGCGTCAGATTATACGATAACGGACGGGGTAATCGTTTTTAAAACAGCTCCGGCTGGCGGTGATATTATCAATGCGGATTATGTGTATTGGTGGCAAGTTTGCTTTGATGACGACGGACTGGGAATATCAGAATTATTTAGAAACTGGAACGAAACGGGAAGTATCAAGCTGAGGGTAGTACGATGAAGAAAGTAACGACTGACTTAGAAACGTATCTGAATACAGAGAAAAGTTTTACATCTTGCGATCTGTATGAAATGACACTGTCGAACGGAAATAAATACTACTATGCCGATACAGATCAAGACATTGTATATAACGGAAGAGCGTATCAACATAATGCGCTGCTTATCAAGCGCAGTCAAATTGACTTGCAGAGTGATGTTTCGGTAGACACGTTGACCGTCACGATTTGCGCGGATCCGGATGACAAAATAGAAAATAAACCACTGCTAAGAGCAGCTCACGAAGGCGTTCTTGATGGCGCGGTATTAGCGCTAAGGCGCTGTTTTTTCCGCAGGGCATCGGTATTAGGTGCAATCGGGCTGTTTGCGGGGAACGTTGAAGTTAAGCACGCAGGCGGTGTGGATCTGCAGTTGTCCGTAAAATCGAAAACGCAAGGGCTGAATATGAAATTCCCGATCCGGAAGTACTATCCACAGAAAGCGTATAGTACGTCAGGAGAGGGGGTTATCAGCTCGACGGATATAGATAACGCGTCGGTCGTGGCGCCATATGTGCCTTTGAAAGAGATACTTATATGACCGTCGGCGAGAGAATAGCTGCAGAAGCGCGGGCATGGCTCGGAACGCCACACGTTAATATGGCAAAAGTAAAGGGCGTAGGCGTAGACTGCGGTATGCTGCTAATCGGTGTGCTCGAAGGCGCACAAATAATAAAACCGGATACGATTAGCATCGCGCCATACTCTAACATGTGGCATCTATCGCATTCGGAGGAATGGTTTCTGAGGTATGTGCAAAAATACTGTAATGAAGTCACCGATCTGCGGATTGGTGATTTTTTATTGTACAAGTACGGTCGCTGCATATCTCATGCGGCAATATATATTGGGCACGGTAAAGTTATTCATGCGCTGATTGATCAAGGCGTAATAATTACCGAAATGCAAGACGTCATGTTTTATGACCGCCGCGGGCAGCCGCGGCTTAAGTATATCTACAGATGGAGAGGCGATAAAGTATGAGTTTTTTCAGGGGTCCGAATATCGTTACTCGGGCTAACAAAATCTCAACATTTACGGTTAATACTGCCGAATACGGTACCGCTGTTCCGGAAATTTACGGTACAACGCGTATCGGCGGGAATATTATTTATTATGATGATTTTACCGCACATGAGCACAAAGAGACGCACCGGGCAGGCAAAGGCGGCGGAAAACAGACTAACATCACATATACATATTCTGTAGCTACGATTATCGGACTTTGCGAAGGTCAGATAGCCGGGATTGGTAGAATCTGGAAAGATAAAGAAGTTTACAATTATCCGTCTGAAGAAGTAGGGCTGTCTCTTTTCGATGGCGCGTCTACACAGCCGCCGTGGAGTTATGTAGCGCAGCACCATCCGGATAAATCACTTCCGTATAATGGTTTGGCGTACATGGCGGGAGTAATTGATTTGGGCGACTCCGCAGCTATGCCAACGTACAATTTTGAAGTAAAAGGTAAGCTGCTTAGTACCGGAGACGGTGTCGACGTTAATCCCGCGGATTACATAAGAGCGCTGTTAGACAGAGTCGGATTGTCTGATGTCACTATTGAAAACCTCGACGAGTATCGGAAGTACTGCAAAGAAGCGGATTTGCTGATTTCTACGCCGGCGGATGCCGACGAAAGCGCCGTGCGCGACATCGTTAAAGAAATAACAGGGCTCACGAACGCGCATATTTTTTGGTCTAATGACCGGTATAAAATTGTCATAACCGAAGACCGTCCTGCGGGCAGCTGGACACCGGATAAGACTGTACAGTATGACCTGACCGCCGATGATTTCATTCCGCAGTCTGACGGAGCGCTTGTCACATATCAGCGGAAAGACTCCGCGGATATTTATAATCGTTTTCCTGTTGAGTTTAGTAACAGAGTTAACAGCTATGAAAAAGAATCTGTCGCTTATCAGTTTTCTGAAGATATTGCGAACCACGGGCTCCGGCAAGCAAATACAATAAATGCACGGTATGTATATACGAAAGCGCGCGCCGTGAAAGTAGCCGAAATGGCCGCTCGTAAGAATAGGTACGGTAGAAACCAGTATACTTTTACTCTTGATTGGGCTTTTTGCAGAATAGAGCCGGGCGACTTAGTACGTATATCAGATAAGTATAGCGGGATTGATAAGCAAGTAGTCCGAGTAACAGCAGTTACCGAAGACGATAGCGGAATGCTTACAGTTACGGCGGTATCTGTACCTCCGGGAAACTATTCTGCGGCTACGTATGATGTACACGATGTAGATCGTCCGTATATTGATTACAACAAAACCGCACCCGACACTGTGCCGATTATTTTCCAGCCGCCTGCGGAGCTTACCGCAGACGGACTGGAGCTGTGGATTGCCGCAAAAGGCAAAGCTGATGGCTGGGGCGGCTGTACTGTGTATGTCTCTGACGACAACACAAATTATCGAACAGTTGGGCAAATTGCAGGCTCCGCGCGGTGTGGTAAATTAACACAGCCATTGTCACCGATGCCGAATCACCCGTCCGGCAATCAAGCACTTGTAACGTGCAATGATCAGCTGCTTAGCGGTACAGCGCAGGACGCAGAACGGAAAAACACGCTCTGCTGGATAGACGGCGAGTGTATGAGTTACATCAACGCCAATTTGCAATCGAACGGTACGTGGCTGTTATCGGGGTTATACCGTGGTCAGTGCAATACAACAATAAGAATGCACGCTAAAGATACAGATTTTGTCAGACTCGACAATTCAGTATTTAAAGTGCCGTTTACGAAAGACGACATCGGCAAAAAAATCTACATTAAATTCTGCTCGTATAACATCTTCGGCGCGGGCAATCAAGATTTGTCCGAAGTCAGAGCATATGAATATACATTAGCTCCGTACTACATCCCGCCAGTTACGAATTTAACCGCATATAACCGATACAGACAGCTCGCGGACGGCGTGTCTCGTTATGACATTGTCGTTAACTGGACGCCGCCTGAATTGCAGAGTTATCTGCAGGGCGATGTCTGGTATAAGACCAGCAACGGTCAAGCGAAAGATCTCGTTATCAAAGAAGGCACCAAAGGCTCTGAACTCGGATTCGATGGCGAGTGGACATTCGGCGGAAGCGGAAAAGATCAGGTCGTCATTCCGCAGGCCATCGTTGGCGATGCCTACTTAATCGCCGTATGCACAAAAGACGAATGGGGCGAAAGTACAAGTCCGGACACATCTCCACAGCTGAAAATCCTTGTCGCACTCAAGACGGAAATACCGAATACGCCCGACGGATTCGGTGTAGACTTCGGGATGGTGTGCACGGCCAGCTGGAAAGAAGTCACAAACACCGATGTTGCATTTTACGAAGTTCGAACGGATGATAACGCTGGCGCTGAAACATCGGGATTGTTAGCCCGTACAAATAACCTATCTGCAATACTGCCGCTGACAGAACGAAATGGGAAACTGTATCTGTACGCAAAATCGGCCATAGGCAAATATTCTACCCCAGCTATTTTGCAGTACAACAAGCCGGTACCGAAAAAACCGAATCCGCCCGTACTTACAAGTACAATCGGCGGTTTCGGACTGACAGCAGAAGCAATTCCGAAAGATTGCGCCGGGATGAACATTTACATCGGCGGCACTGACGGGCAGAAGACAATCAAGACAGAAAATAACAGCTACAGTCACACGTGCGGAGCTGGGATCTATGATGTCTCTATTGCGTACTATGACCTGTTCGGAGAAGGTGAGAAATCCGGAGAAAGCCGTGTTATTGTCAAAATCTCAATTTCTAAGGACATGCTTGAAGACGAAGCAATCAGTCTTGAGAAAGTAGACAAATTAATCAAGCAGAAACTCAATGACGGCGCTATCGCAAAGCAAGACGTAACGACCATTGTCTCAAATCTCGGCAATCTCATGCTTGCTAAAGCAAATTACAGCGCCATAGCACAGATGACAGACGCCATCAATCTCCGGGTGCAGAAAGGTGATGTAATTAATCAGATTAACTTGTCACCGACGACTACGACAATTGCCGGAAAGTATCTGCACGTCACAGGGCAGACCGTCTTTGACAATAACGTCATTGTGAGCCGCATGCTTGCAGCAAAAGCTGTCACGGCGGATAAGTTGGCAGTTACATCGCTATCGGCAATCACAGCAAATATTGGGATATTGCGCACAAAAACAAGCGGAGCGAGAACAGAAATCAAAGACAATCTGATTGAAATTTTTGACGAGAACAATTTCCGAGTTATAGCACTGGGGGTAAATGTATAATGGCTACTGGACTAAGGATTTATCACCCGCAAAAAGGATTAATACTTGATATCACAGATTCACTGACCCGCATTCTCGGCAGTTTTACAGCTGACACACCGACGGGAAGCCGAACGATTGATATTCGAGGTAACGACCGGTTATTCGTGTTTTTTATTCCCGAGACGGCAGAATATACAGCACCAATGCAAATAACAACGTTAAATAATCAAATTAGCTGGGTGTACCGTGGTGATTTTGACGGTAATCATAAACAGAGGATATACTATGGCACTTATTAACTTCTTGGAAATTTACAACGCAGATCAGCACCTCATCATAAACAACAAGTATAAAAATTTGCGGCTGCTAAAAGTAGATAAGCTGCCAGCGCCAAAAGAGATGGGCGGAAACGGCGGATGGAGGTATTGGGAATATGAAATACCGTTCGGGCTAAACTATCTACCGGCTATACATTGTAATAACCCGCAATACTACGTTACGACGGAAGCCCTGGCGGGGAAAATGATAGTCCGTGTACAAGCGCATGATAGCGTATCGATGACAAAAGAACAGGCACATGACGCAGTAACGTTGTATGTATTTACTGAACAGGTCGAACAAGACACATCTGGGGTGGGTCTATTTATATGGAATCCAGAAACAAGACAACTGGTATTTAACAGTAAATCAGTCTACATGCGGGTCGTCGGCAGTCATATCAAGTCGGAAATATCAACCGATGACGCCACGGGTCTATCGTCAACCATGCCGGAAACAACTTTTCCGTGCGGCAAAGTTGTGGCGCTTATGTTCTCTATGCACGAATTTCAAAAGTGCACACCACAGGTTGTTATGCAGAGTTCTCTTAAGCTGAATTGGGTTAATGATAATACGCTGAAAGCGACTTGGCTCGCCGATTACGGATCGCCGAACAACGGCGACATAAATATACCGACAGGAGTCCTACGCGCTACCTGCATTTTATTTGTTAATGTAACAGGTTATTAGTAAAAAGGAGAAAAACCATGAAAAGAACATGCAAAGTCAACGGTAAAGTGTCATATCCGCAGAACGACGGAGTTTTAACGACATTCAGCTTTCACAATCCGGACACCGGTGAAGTCTATGCTATGTCAACAACAAGTCAAGAAGAAACCGATGAGCTGAACTACGGCGATACTGTCACACTTGAAATCAAAAAAACCGAGGTATCCGAATGAAACCACAAGCTTTTCAACATCCGGAAATTCGTGACGAAAACGACAACATCATACAGAACGGGGCGTTCGGGAAAAATACGCCGTTTTGCACGAAAGGCAACGACGGCATTTTAGACTACATTGCAAATGACTTGGAGTATCTTTATAAAAAAGGTGGCAGCGGCGGAGGCGAGACGGTATCAGTAGAAGTCGGAACAACGACTACGGCGGCACCGGGAGCGCAAGCAAAAGTAATAAATAGTGGCGACAGCAGTCACGTCGTTCTTAATTTTTCAATCCCTAAGGGTGAGAAAGGAGAAAAAGGAAATACGGGGATACAGGGTCCGCCGGGGCCCGCCGCAGATCTATCGCAATACATAAAGAAAACAGATATTTTTGATGGTAACATGATTAAATTGCCGAACGGGGCAAAGATAGGAGTAGAATGATGGACAAGCTTAAAATTATTAGACCGAATGGGGAAGAAGAAATCGCAGAATTGACGACGGATAAATCGTTAGTAGGGAACAATTATTTGAAACTGGACATTAACGGCGTGCCGCATTACGCAAAAGTCGGAGATGTTGTCGAGACGCACGCGTACACTTTTAACGGTGTCGATGGTAAAAAATACTACATCAAGAAAGAAATAAAAGCAGAAGAAAACGAAGGGTCTGTTGAAATCACAGACAATTATCAGTTTAACGTTGCGTCCGGCATTACAGTAATTAAAGTATCGGACGGCATTAAAGATAGATACATAAAAGTATCTCCGGGTATGCCTATTTCTATTGAATTTGTTTGGCTACATGCCGGTATAGATTATTATTGGAAAATCACAAATGACGAAGACGATAACACCGTCTGGGGAACTACTGTTCTAAGAAACAAATACATGAAAATTAGCTGGTCGAGCGAGATAAACAAGCATGAGACTGACTCGGATTTAACAGAATAGACGGGGAGACATTATGATATTCTTTCAAAAACTTAAAAGAAAAATACAAAAATATAACAAGCCGCCGATCTGGTGGGGCGGATTTGTTACGTGCGTTTTCGTCTTAGACTTGATAGACTTCGCTGAATACTTCTGCCGAACAAGCATTAATTTCTTAGACAAATGGGAATCAAAGACAGTCGTAAGCGTTGTGCTGATGTACATCTTGTCATTTATTAACAGTGCATACGGCGTAGTGCTCAATGCTTATTTTTGGCTGATTATTATTGACATCAGTACACGCTGGCTGGCTATCGGTTATCAATATCTTGTAGATAAAGGCATGGATCCGAACTACTTAACAACGAGAGAAAAGCTATACGGTATAATTCTTGCATTCAGTGCTAAACGACTGAAATCGAAGATCATGCTGTGGGGCTTTTTGACAAAATTTATTCTCTTCACAATTCTTATTCTCACGGCTTCACAGATTGACACCGTTTTATCGGCGATAGAAATCCCGTTGTCATGGCCGGTTCTTAAATTCATGTTCGGGTATATTTGCTACAACGAAATTTTATCTATTTGTGAGAATTTGAGAGACGCAGGGAATCATCATATAGACAAGCTAATAACACTGCTTGACAACAATATATTTGCAAAACTCAAGAAATAAAGAGGTATTGAAAATGGAAATCGACCTGAACGAATTACAGTTGATGGCAGAGAACGCAAAAGATAATCTCAAGGCTACTGCCGCAAGTGTAGGGAGAAAGCTAAAAATATATCTACACTGGACAGCAGGAAGGCATTATACGACTTTTGATGATTACCACATCTGCATTGACGGTGATGGGGCATTAATTCAGATGAATGATTTTGAGGAAATTTTATCTGCCACATATCACCGCAATACTGGTTCGGTAGCAATCACCCTTTGCTGTTGTGCTGACGCTGTGGCTTATGCTGATGAAACATATGACCTTGGTGAATACCCGCCCACCACACAACAGATAGAATCAATGGCACAATGCGTGGCAACGCTGTGTACAGGATTTGACATCCCGATTGACATAGAGCATGTCATGACGCATGCCGAAGCGGCGAATAATCAGGACGGTGTTTATTGTCACGAGCCTTACGGTCCTGGAAATGGATGTGAAAGATGGGATTTGGCTGTACTTGAACAGGGTGATAATTGGATGTCCGGCGGGGATGTTATCCGAGGCAAGGCACAATGGTATTTAGAGAATGGGGTGTGAAATGCTTACGATATCGAACCAGAATATATTTTTAACCAGAGGCGATACGGCGAAAATATCACTGAATATCACATCTGCAGGAAGCGCCGCTTATGACAGCACGAAAGATAGAGTTGTTTTAACAGTCAAGAAATCAACCACCGATAAGGCAAAGGTGTTACAGAAAACGGCGGTGAACGGAGTTATTACGATTAGTCCGGCAGATACTAAAAATCTTGATTACGGAGATTATGTATATGATGTACAGCTAACTACCGTTGCCGGAGATGTCTGTACGATTATCACTCCGCACCGGTTCAGAATTGAGGATGAAGTTAATTTTGATTAATGAGCTAGACGCAAAACTTGCAGCCACGGAATCCCTGCACGGTACTATCTCCGGTAAAAAAGATTTGACCGCCGAATTATCACCTACGGGCGTATTATCTGGTGTTGTTATAGATAACGATGATAGTATAAATGTTATTATAACAACTCCGGAGGAGTTAAAGGCGTCATTAACAATCCCGAACGGAGGGGGAGGTGGCGCAGGCAAAGACGGAAAATCTGCATATGAGATAGCAGTTGACAACGGATTTAACGGCACGGTGGCAGAATGGCTGAAAAGCCTGCAAGGAGCTAAAGGTGAAAGAGGTGTGAAAGGAGATAAGGGAGACCCGGGCAAGGAAGGGCATGACGCTACCGTTGATTTAACGCCGTACGCCCGGAAGTCGGAGCTCATCACAGAAGAACGTATTGTAGAATTGATTGGTGCTAACTCTGTCACGCAAGAAATTTTAGACGCAGCCGTGAATCAAGCGATACGGGCATACGAACAGTCCACAAAACTTGTATTACACTTGGTTTATCAAGGGTACGAAGCAGAAACGAGCCGTAAAGATAATATTCATTTTTGTAAAATGGTCACTAAATATAAATCAGCAGACTTTGATGAGTATTTTAATATTGTCAACGAGACCGACTTTATTGCGAAAAAGGATTGTACGATATTAGCCGTCAGTAAGGTATATCAGTATGCAACGTCAGGTGGGAATACGTCAGTCAATCGTGTTGTATTAAACGCTGTAACGATAGCACAATCAGAAACGTCAAGCCGTATTGTTGGTTCCATAGGAGCCAGACAATCAGGCGTCTTTTCGGTTAAAGTTGGAGCGGTGCTTAAATGCGAAACATATAACGGCAAAGGATATCCGCAGGGCGGCATGCAGATATACATATCGCCGGTAGTTACTAACGGGTACGCATTCAAAGGCACTACACCGGACGCATATTTAACTAGTAATTACACAGCTGATAAAGGGTGAGGTGGAAAATGTATGATAAAAAACAGGCTTACTATATGTTTATTATCGGCGGGATTATTCTTGTTGCCGTCATTGGTTGGTTCGTCTGTGCAGGCAGAGGTGATGTATCAAATCTCCGAACCGGAGCTGACACAGTTAGAAATGAACTTGACAACGCTCGAACAGCACAGCAAGGACAAGTCGATACTCTTAGACAAGCAAGCGAAGCAACTGAACGAAGCGCAGGAGCAGTTGAAAATAGCAAACGAGCAAATCAGGAAATCTCAAGAATTGAACGAACGGACGCAGAACTCATTAGAGAAAGCAAATCAATACTTGAAAGAGTACGAGAAAAAGGTAGAACGGAAAATCAAAATTAAAACAAGGCAACGGAACATGTGGATTGTCATCAGTGCAGTAGCCGTGGGAGCGGCGATCTCCCGGAGGTGATCCGTTATCTACGAAACGGGGCGGGAAACCGCCCTCTTTTTTTATTGCAAGGTATAAAGATAATTTATAATAAAATATCTTGAAAATGTATTGACGAATCAACTTGATTATAATATACTATAATCAAGAAAGGACAAGAGTTAAAAACAAGGAGGAAAACAAAATGATTAGAAACATCGGAATCGAAGAAGGCGGAAGAATTTTAACAGATGGAAACCGGACAATAAAATTTGAAAGAGTAGACCGCGGATATGAAATGTACGAACTAAGCGGGAACAGATATACCCGCTGCGGAATTGCGAACGCAGACGAAGAAACATCAGATGCGGATTTATGGGCAATCGCCACAGATGATTTGTACTAAGAGAGGAGAATGAAAAATGAAAGTTACTAAAAAAATGATAAGCATGTTACGGGCTACTGCTTACGAAGAATTAAGAAAAAATTACACAAAAGATGAGTGGGATTCGATTTTCGCGGGAGGTATAACGGTCGCGTACTTAGTACGAATGAGAGACCACAGAAATAAAGTATACGGAATTTTACAGTATACGACGCAGATGAATACCGCAACGATGGAATCCTACGGAATTAGTGCGGACGGGGAAATAAATATACTTGGGATAATAAATCGACAAACTAAAACATTGACTCCGGTGGATTCATGGGAGGAAAAATTTTAATGACTACAGAAACAGAAAATAAAGGTTGGGGCGGACGTCGCAAAGGCGCCGGCGCTAAAAGAACACTGCCGCCGGGTGCCCGCACACGGTCTGTCAAGATGACAGACGAGGAATTATTAAAAGTCAAAAAAGTTTTAAATGAGTCAAGGAGGAATAAAATGTTTAAATTGTATGGAATGAAAGACATTAAGAAGGGAATCTTGTTCAATATTGAAGGAAGTCCCAACGGTGTGATCGCAGTCGCTACAGCGCTGAAACCCGGATTGAATGAAAGAGTAGAGCTTATCGACCACAGATTTCAAACAAGATTCGGTGTTTATGTAAGCACCGAACCCCCCGCTAATTATCCGGTGAAAAAATCGATAATCGGGGAAACCGTTCTTATCGGCAGCGGCAACGATCTAAACGATTTAAAAGAAATAGAAACATACGGACTGGTCAAAATCAGCATATATAAGACTTCCGACAGGATTCATGTACAAGTCGAAGAACTGGATATGGGAGATATTACAGTAAACGGAGAAGGTACAGAATGGACTGTAGAAGAAAATAACGGAAGGTTTAAAGGATTAGACGACTACGCAGAATACTTTGTAAAATCTATTAAAAATGCAAAAAGCGCAAAGCGGAATGGAAATGAAATCTTCGTGATTAAATACTATGAAGACATTGACGATTACGCAGAAGTAAAATATAAATTATCTGTAACAAAAGATCTCGTCGGCGCGATCGGCTGCAGCACTCGGTCTATAAAAAGGAGTGAATTATAAAATGAAAAGAGCGATACTGATATCGCTCTTTTCAATCTGCCCTCGTTCTGTCAAAAATTCGTCAAAAATCGGAGAAATATACTGAAACATTTTGAAATAAAACACGAGACTATAAATGCTAAAAACACAGTAATTATCAGCGATTGAAACACTTTGAATTACTCTGAAATACAGCTACTATATTTTCTTGAAAAGTGCAGGATCATGCAGAAGGATGGACGTATTGTTTATTTGACGGAG